ATTGAGGAAGGCGTTGATCAGGACATCCTGGCGGCCCGCAAAACAACGCGCGGCTTTTTGAATGATAAATCTTTGCGCGACACCTCCGACAGCGGACGTGTCCCAAACGAACTCATAAGGCAGCCCGAGGCCGATGGCCGCCGCACGGATGTATTGCTCGAGGTGCTTGTCGAGCTTCTCGTTGGGGCGGTTCATCTGGAAGCTCTGGATGTCTTCCGTGGTCTTGAGGCGAGGCACCAAACCGCCGCCGAACATGGATTCGCGGGTTAGGTTGCCGTTGCTGTCTTTGCTCAGATCGCCAAAAAATCCTTCGGCGCCGATCGTGCCGGTGTTGTTTTTGATGACCAGGCCAATGCTGCTGCCTGCCTTGGCCGCCATCATTTCAAATCGTAGAAGTTCGTCGCGGTCCAAGATGGAGTTGAGCGCCACACCGACGGCCGGATAGCCGCGCACCTGATCGGCGCGCTCGGGCTCGAAGACGTGAAGCATGGCCTCGGCTTTGATCTCCCGATGCCGGCGCGGGTATTCGTCGCCTTCTCCGATGAAGTAACTGAGCGGACGCTGGAACTTGTCGAGCTTTACGCCATCCACTACGCCGCCATTGTTGGCCGCCGTGTCGGGCGACTCTATGCGGTGGGCTTCGACAATCTGGACGGCGGGAGCGCCGTCTTGCCGGGCGGTAAGGATGGCAAAGATTTCGCCGTCGCGGTCGATGGCCTCAGAGACCAGCATTTGCAGGCCGCGCATATCGTGGCGGCCACTGATCTCGGGCTGCCGCGACCAATTTTCCCACCATGCTTCGGCCGCATCGTCCCACTCTTGGTCGCCGGTCATGGCCTGCGGACGGATGCCGATGCCCGAGCCGACAGAATACAGGGCCTTATCCCTGACAGCCCCGCGCACAATGGCGTTGTTGTAAAAGCATTTGCGGCTTAACGCCATCAGGCGCGTGCGGTCATAGGAGGAAAGATCGACTTTGCTATCCTGCGCCTGCGCGTAGACCCAGCCGCGCTCCTCGCTGCGGTGGTTCACGGCTTCGATCATGCGCGAAAAACCAAAGCGCGCGGCGAGACGGTCAACAAAGCTGGTGGTTTTAGCCATTAGGTGCGGTTCGGAAAGCGGACTTGGGTGACGCGGCTGTTGCCCACCGTGCCGGCATTGATCGCCAGCGCCGTCTCAATCAGGCCGAGCATATCCCAGGCGTTGTAGGTTTGCTGAAGCGTGACAGAGCGCCCGCCCACGCTGCTTGACACAACGAACGCTTGCGAAGCCCCGCCCGCAAGAATCTGCGCTTTGCAGGAGGCTTTCAGTTGGGACAATTCGCTGGCCGTGAAAACGGAAGCCAGCATCGAGGCGTCGGTCATGCCCTCGCGGGCTGTGTCAAGAGTCCGACTTCTTGCGCTTGGCCCACCGGGCCATGATGGCCGCGCGGGCCTGCTCACTGCTGCGGGCTTTGCTTGCCCCCTTAACCTTGCCGCCCTTGCTGCCGATCTTGCGGAAATCGACGGCGTTGGGGATGTGCTTGTGGCAGTGCGGGCAGTTCACAAATATGGATTTGCATGATGACCGAAGGGACGCCACTTCCTCAATCGCGATTCTTCGCTCGCCACGTCTGACGAGGGAAACGGCCATCAAGCAAATCAAATGTTTTTCCAATCGGCCACTCCGCCGACCAACACGAGACCTTCGTTAACCGCACGCGCCAAAGATTTACCATTGGCGTGCGTGTTTGCGTTGCGCTCGTTTGCTTTGGCAATCATTTGCTTTGCTTGCTCAAACGAAATGCCAAAGACCCTTGCTGTTTTTTCAATGAAGTTTGTTTCCATGCCCCCAAGATACGCCAGCGGCTTGCGTATGCAAGCGAAAAAAATCACTTTTTTTAAAAATATTTTTGCTCCCTGCTAACCCCTTGATTTTGGGGCTTTTACTCTGTGGGCGCGTTGGTCGCGCGGAACTGCGCCATGATCGAATCGATCAGGACAAGCGCCATCTTTTCGCAGTCGGCCAAGTGGTTCGGCCCGAGGCGTTGCCATTTGGATTCGCCGTCTTTCTCAATCAGCGCCTCTCCCTGCAACTGTCCGACGTAATCCTTGGCGATGTCCCGCGGCAGATACCACCGGCCGCGTCCGTCGCGCAGGATGTCGTGATAAAGCCGCGCCTGCCAGAACCACGCATCGAACTGGACGGCCCATAGAACGGCCCCACCCGATACGATTTGCTGGAACTTGTAAGGCTCGCGCAATCCTTGGCTAACGGTGCGCCCTTTGGCCGCGACAAAGAGCCCGCCCGACTTGGCGACAAAATCATAGACGCCCGCCGGGGTCTTGGCCGCGTAGCCCGCGTCCACGATGCCGCGATAGCATTTGTAATGGCGGAACTTGTCCATGATGCCGTCCCATCCAACCATTGCCCCGTAATCCAGGAGGTAGCTGCTGCCGTCTTCGTGGAGCTCGCGCACAATCCACCACATCTCGGTCTGGCCCACGTCGATGGACATGAGGCGTCCGATCATCTTGCCCTCGGGCGCGGCGCCTATCATGTAGCGAGGCGAAGCATCCACGCGGTCGCGTATCATGGCCGTCGTGATTAGCGCCCCCTGCGGCTTCCACGGTTCGGCCATCTCGCGGTTCAGGAAGTCCTGCAACCCGCCCGGGGCTTCGTAGTCCTGCAAATATTTCACGGCCAGATCAGGCCAAGTGCGCCAGGGCGAGTAGAGCGAGGAGAGATGATAGCTGCGGCGGCCGGCCTCGGCGGCAAACTCCGTTGCGCGCCACTCGCCGCGCTCGAGCCAGGTCTTTTTGTCGGTGTTCTCGTGGAGATGCCCACACTTCGGGCAGGCATAGCGTGTGGTCTCGGCCACCCGCGCCATGTTCCATACCCCGTTGTCCTGCTTGGCCTCGGCGTCCCAGCGCACATTCTTCCACTCGAGGAACTGCCACTCGCCACACCCGAGGCACGGCAGGAAATAGCGGCGCTGGTCTCCCTTCAGCCATTCGGTCCAGATCGCGCCGTCCTCATACGTTGGCGTCGAGGTGCAAACGATTAAATGGTTGGGGAATGTCGCCGTGCGCGCCTCGGCAAGTTGGATCGGGCTCGCCTCTTTGCCCGACTGTGCCGCGAATTTGTCCATTTCGTCCATCATCAGGAGCGCGATGGAACGGCTGGAAAGGTTGGCCGGGCTGTTTGACCCGACGAAATACACGCTCATCCCTTTAAAATGCTGCTCAAGAATGGTCAGATCGTCGGCGTTGTCGGGCTTGTGCGTCTTCAAAACGTCCGAGCTTTCGACCATCGGCAGCCAGCGCGACTTGCTGAACGACCGCGCCAGGTGCGTGGACGGCATGACCCAAAGCGCGGGCGCCGGGTTTTGGTCTAGCCGATACCCCATGCCCGCAAGGATCGCCGTGGTCTTGGCCGTCTGAGCGCCCCAGACCAGCGCCATGCGCCGAATGGATTCGTTGCCGAAACACTCGAGCGGCTCGCGGATGTAAGGCGTCTCGCGTGTCCGATACGGCCCGTGCAAGTGCGCGGTGTTGCCGATCGTCAGATTGCCCTCGGCCCACTCGACCACACCCTGCTTCGGCGGTGGTTGGGCCTTGCGGGCAATGGCGGCGCCGACATCGTCGGCCGTCAGGCTGCTTTTAATTTGTCCGAGAAAATCTGACACGCATCAGCCACCAGTTTTCCGGCCTCGGGGTAGTCCCGATGCAGGCGTTTAAGGCACGAGTCGAAGGCCGCATCGAAAGCGGACAGCACAGCCGACTTTTCCATGAGCGCACCGACGCGCTTCTGCCACTCGATGAACTCGGCCTCGGCGGCCGAAGCGTCTTTACAGGAGAGCGAATAGGCTTTCTGAAGCTCGCACGCTTCGCGGACCTGACCCTGCTCGGCGGCCCCCTGCCAGAGTGCGTAGTTTTTGCCCACCATCGCGTGCGCCTGCTCTACGCGGCCGGCGGCCGTGTTGTCGTTGGGCGCTTCTACAGAGGAAACTGATCGGCGAGCGCGCCGGCTTCCTGTGACGTTGGCCTCATACCACGCGACGGCGTTCTCCAATGTGTCGGTCGGACACCCTTTTTTCTTTAGTTGGCTGACGCGGCCGAGGGTGATGCCCTTGGCCTGCGCCAACTGTTGAGCGACGGTCATATTAAGACTGACGCCCGAGTCAATTTTACTTTAGTTGAGCGAATCGCGCTAAATTTTCGCCAAAATTAAGCATCTCTTCCT